TAAGGATATGGGAAGGAAAATATTCCGACAGAAGTAACGCCGGTGAGGAAGCTGGACAGTTGTCCATTTCCGAATCAAAGCAGGATCAGTCTGGGAAAACCAGTACTTTAATAGATCTTTCTGCTTACCCGGCAGGGCACCGTTGAGGACTTTGGGAAGAAGAGAAATACCATTCTTCTCAATTTGGTCAGTGTCTGTCTGGCTACGGACCTTACTAACACCATAAAAGAGACCACTATTTAAGTAGTTAATCTCATAGGGGTGTTTAGAGCTCATGGGAAGATCAATACTAGTACTATTAACGTTCAAATACCGAGGATGATGGTAGGCCTTGCCAATACTCATCTCCAACCCGAGTCTCCGACCTTTGTCGATATGAGACTCCCAAAGGGAGGAGGGAGCAGCATAGAGCTGATCATCACCATTGATGAGAACATGATCTAATCGTTCTTGTGTAGACCATCCCTTATGGAGGTCATCAGTTACAGAGAGGTATAAACCCATATTTGCGATACAGAGTATCGGAAAACTGAGTATACTTCCCATCAACTGACCACGTTCCATCTTCTTAGATGGAATTTTAGTACGACTAGGATAAACTAGTTCATGAGGTCCGAGAACATCCATAGCCAGGTCTCTCATATGGGGAGACCAGTTGGCTATAAGGGTAGATAAAATTCTACTACTATACTTCCACGATAAATTATCCGTGGCAGCCTTATAGTCAACAGAAAACCACTCCCAATTTGGATCAGACTTAATCTTACAATCCAAGGAGTCGGTTGGGCACATAGGACGACCAATAAGTCGGTATGCGTTCATCTCACGCATGACACTATGAAGGGCATGTTGGAAAGGCTTCGCGCCATAGTATTCCAATGCAGGACCTTTCGAGATAACTCGAACCTTCATAGGCTCAACGATACCTAATATTGCAGCTTGCAGGGTACGTTGTTCTCGCTTAGCTAACATGGGGATTAAATCCTTCCAGTCTTCACCTAAGTCGAGAGAGACACATCTAATCTCATGGATAGAGTGTGAGGCACGTCCATTTAAATTTGGGACGTAGGTCATAGCCACAAGATCTGTGGTATAAGGTGAATGGGTCAAGGGTCGACCGAGAAGTTTCAAGATCTCCGAATAAGCTCCTCCATTTCCCCTCGGTGAGGAGAAACTAGCAGAAGAGCTTGGAAAGAAATCAGTAAAACCTCTTTTCGATTTAAGGATAGACTCAAATGATTTGGATGCAATATCATCTAAATGTTCCTTAAAGGCAGGAATGGAGAAGATCTGATCAATCAGTTCATCATCTCCATCGTCCTTATTCACGAGGACCTTACAGTGTTCAAGATAGGCAGCATCAACAATTGACTCAGAGGAGTCAAGGGTGTTCTTCTTAACCTGTAACCAAGAATTCCATAAACGGACATTCTTTCTATCATAAGATAGCAGTCGGGACTTCATCCACCGACGAAGGGCACCCTTTGGTTTAAAGTAACCAAATGGAGGGGCATCGGGGGGTACATTACGTAGAAATTTGGCGAAAGGGTAGGTAAGTAGGCTTTTAGCATGCTTTCCCCACACCGTTTCATCATTAGTAACATCTAAGTAATCGTGCACCTGTTTGTCTAGTGCGACGCGGATACTCTCATGTACACACCAGTGTACTAAAATGAGGTCAAGGCCGCGAATTAGGGCATTTGTCCTGTCCACAATGGAAACATCGTCTGGACAAAACGATGTTCTCTCAGAACCGCTGAGAGCCGGCGTTGATTTCATATCAACATCGACTTGAGCCTTTTTGGAGAACATAAACTTATTCATGGTCTAAGGATCAAAATTTGGTAGCAACTTTTCAAACAATT